CCGAGACAGTAAAATTCTTGGCAGAGGTAGAGCAGTTAATCATTCAACTAGGAGAGTAATCATGGCAGTCAACAAATTTATTGGCATTGGCAACCTTGGTAAAGACCCAGATATGAGATTCATGCCTGACGGCAAGGCGGTCTGCAATATCAGCATTGCAATCTCGGAAAAATACCGAGACAAAGATGGCAACCAAAAAGAAGTCACTGAATGGGTGAGTGTTGCTTTCTTTGGCAAACTTGCAGAAATAGTGGGAGAGTATTGCGCCAAAGGCAGTCAAATCTATGTCGAGGGCAAACTCAAGACCGACAAGTATGAGAAGAATGGGGAAACTCGCTACGCCACCAAAGTGGTTGCGGAAAAAATGCAATTGCTCGGGGGTAAGTCAGAGAGTAGGCCGACACAAACTCAACATGAGAAAGACAAAGCGAACGGCTATGTCCCACAAAAAGATGGGGCATTGGACAATTTAGATGACGACATCCCTTTTTAGGGATACACTGGTTTCGGAAGGGTTGCGGGGCTTGCATCCCCAAAATCTGCAAATCCTTTTCGTGGCAACCCTTCCAACCTCCTTTTTCTTTGGCTGAGAGTTCGCCACCCTTCGGGGTGGCGTTTTTTTTCGGGGGTATGGGTTCAACTAACCCCTCCTTGCGGTTTGTGGGTCGGTTGTTTCGATAGCCCATACCCCCACCCACTAAAGTCCCCTAACTAGCGTGTCGGTACTCAAATCTTTTTGGGATACGGGTTGTATACCTTACAAATACGAACCCATAATTAAGCCGTAGTAAATAACAACCCACGAAAAAGAAATTCCATGAGAAAACTTATCAACTTCGTCATTACCTACACCCTGGTGGCTCTCATAGCACTCATTGGTGCTTTTCTCTTAGTGGAATGGTTTGCTGGATGCGGAGAAAGTTACATAGCCGCAGATGGCAAGCGTTACCCCTACGAGTGTTTTTTTCTTAAGTAATCACTAACCTTCACGAAAAGGAAATTATCATGGCTCACGAACTCACAATCCGCGCTGACGGCTTCGCAGAAATCGCTTTTGTTGGTGCAACCCCTTGGCATGGTCTTGGCCAAGCGATTGACCCTGACGCCACCATTGAGCAATGGCAAGTTCAGGCTGGCATGGACTGGACAATTGAATCTGCCCCGGTGCAATTTTTTGGTGCTGGTGATGACCAAAATCTTCACACCTTCGAAGGTCAGCGTGTTCTGCATCGGTCAGACACAAAAGCCCCTCTTTCAGTGGTGACCCATCGTTACCATGCCGTGCAGCCCAAGCAAGTGCTAGAGTTTTTTCGCAACCTAGTGGATACCGCTGGCTTCAAAATCCAAGTTGCTGGCACACTTATGGGGGGCCGGCGTATGTGGGCCATTGCCCAGACAGGCCGCTACGGTGAAGTCACCAAAGATGACGGTGTAGGTGGCTTCTTGCTCTTGTCTACCTCCTGTGACCGCACACTGGCGACAACCGCCCGATTCACAAGTGTTCGGGTTGTCTGCAACAATACTCTCCAGATGGCTATGAGTGATGACTCTCATGTCGTATCGTTTACCCATCTGTCTCAGTTTGACTCCGAAAAGATGCAATCCCGACTTATGGGTGCCGTCAACTCTTTTGGCTCATTTATGGAGTCAGCCAAGATTCTGCAAGCCCAGCAACTTAACGCCAAAGCCGCAGAACAGTTTCTCACTAACCTGATTTCTCCCATGTCCCAGGTTAAGGGTGAGCAGTTTGACGTTACCAAGAACAGGTCATTCCAGAAGATTCTTTCGCTGTTCGATGGTCAAGCCAAGGGATTCGAATTGGTAGGCCATACCAAGTGGGGAATGCTCAATGCAGTGACCGAATACTTTGACCACCATGCCCCTGCCCGTTCAGATGATGCCCGTTTGGATTCGGCTTGGTTTGGGCGCGGAGACAAGGCAAAGAATGATGCTCTGGCATTATTACTCGCCGCTTGACTTCTAATAGTCATTGAGTAATACTCTCCCCCATCCACACCGATGGGGGATTTTTTTATGTCCGGGCAACGGTCAGAAGCGGTAACCAAAATCAGGCATCTTTTTCGGGCAGAGCAACGCCCTCTGACTCTCAAAGAGATTCGGGAAAGCCTACCAGACCTCAAAGCACCACAAATCTCATCCACTCTTTGCTATTTCATGCGTCAGAAGTATGTGATTCGGGAGCCAATTGAAAACGTCACTCCAAAGGAGAGAAAGAAAGTTTGGCTCTACACCTATAACGACAACCGCTACCTAGGAACCACTAATGAAAATTGAACAGATTGCTAGTAGCAAACTTATCCCTTACGCCAATAATGCCCGTACCCATAGCGAAACTCAGGTTGCTCAGATAGCCGCAAGTATTAGAGAGTTTGGCTTCAACAATCCAGTTCTCATTGATGAGAAAGACACCATCATCGCGGGTCATGGGCGGGTTTTGGCGGCTCGTTTGTTGGAGTTGGATAAGGTGCCCTGTATCCGGTTGTCCCACCTCTCAGAAAGCCAGCGCAAGGCTTATATCATTGCTGACAACAAGATTGCTCTTAACTCTGGGTGGGATGAGGAATTGCTCAAGTTGGAATTGCAAGGCATGACCGACATCGAGCAAATGGCAACCGGCTTCACCCCTGAAGAATTGAATCTGCTTTTCAATGGCTGGCAATCAGACATTGACCGCATGGAAAACATAGAGCCGATTGACTCTGCTGCTAAAGAAAAAATCGTCATCAAATGCAGTCAAGAAGAACACGAAATGCTGCGGGAAAAGATTACCAATCTGATTGATGACCTCGGTCTACATGATGTCGAAGTCGAATAAGTTAAATATCCTCGTCGCTTTCCCCTATTTTTCCCAGGCGGTCTATCGCTTCTTGTGCGAGAAAGACCCTAGCACTTTTCGGTTGATTGTAGATTCTGGTGCCTTCACTGCTTGGAACACCGGCAGGGAGATTCGCCTTGACGACTACATGAAATTCCTAAAAACTATTCCTAGTCATTGGGAATATAAAGCCGTCCAACTAGATGTCTTTGGCAATCCAGAAGGCACCTATGAAAATTACCACCGGATGCTAGATGCCGGCTTTGAGAACATCATGCCGGTATTTACTCGGGGTGATTCTCTGGAGCGGCTAGAAGAATTCTACTCACACACTGACTACATTATGTTCGGTGGAATCGTCATCGGTGGTGAGAACCGAAACTATGTCAAATGGTTCTGCGAAATCAACAAGAACAGAGATGCTCATTGGCTTGGCTTCGTTAATGTGCCTTTTATCAAGCACTACCGCCCGAAATCTGTAGATAGCAGCACTCTTTATAACGGTCAACGCTTTGGAACCCTCCAATACTATGTCGGTGGGGCTATTCTCAAGGGCATTAACCGCAAAGAGTTAAAAAAACCGCCACCGCCTGCCGTCATCAATTCTTTGACCGCTTGCGGGTTCACCATGAAAGAGATTGCGTTACTCGCCAAGCAAGATTCTTGGGAAGGTGGGGCTAGTCCATTACGAAGTAGCAGTTCTCGTGGGCTGGCGGCATTTATGACCGTTACTAGCCATGTTCGCAGGGCCATGGATGTCGAAAAAAATCTTGGCACCAGAATTTATCTGGCACTTTGCGGTGAACCACAACTACAAAATGTTTACGATGCAATCAATCTTCTTACCACCCGAAAGGAAATGCGATGAGTGATACCAAAGATTTAACCCTGCTTGGCTCTGCCGGGACAGAATACGGTAATACCTACAATCCCGAAATTTTAGAGACCTTCCAAAATCAATTTCCTGCCAACAAGTATGAGGTAGAAATGGAGTGTCCAGAGTTCACTCATATCTGCCCCAAGACTGGTCAACCTGACTTTGCCAACATCACCATTCGGTATTGCCCTGACCAGCGGTTGGTTGAGAGCAAATCTCTAAAGTTGTACCTATTTGGTTTCCGTCAGCATGGCTCTTTCCATGAGGACTGCATCAACACTATCGCTCACGATTTATTCAATCTTATGCAACCGCATTGGATTGAAGTTCGCGGCGATTTCATGCCCAGGGGCGGCATTTCTATTAACCCGACTGTAAGGTTAGAAAAATGACTAAGGCTAAAAAAACCACTAGCAAGCCAACAGAAAAGGCTGACAAAGTGATGGTGGTTCTGTCTGGTGGACAGGACTCAACCACTTGCCTTTACTGGGCTAAAGCCAACTTCCAAGAGGTTCATGCCATTACCTTTAACTATGGGCAAAAGCATGAGATAGAGGTTAAGGCTGCCTACCGCATTGCAAAGATGGCTGAGATTGCAAGTCATCAATTTGTGACTATTCCAAACCTCTTGAAAAGCCGAAGCCCTCTTGTTTCTCATGGCGAAGAACTAGAGCAGTATGAGGACTATGCCACCATGGATAAAATCATTGGTGACCGGGTAGAACTTACTTTTGTGCCCATGCGAAATGCTTTCTTTCTCACTGTGGCAGCAAACTATGCTCTGGAAAAAGATTGCTATGACTTGGTGACTGGGGTGTGCCAGCAAGACAATGCTAACTACCCTGACTGCCGGCAAGTTTTTATTGATGCCCAAGAACTGGCAATCAATACTGCACTGGGTATTGACCGGTTCAAGATTCATACCCCTCTCATGGATTTGAGCAAGGCGCAATCTATAGCCCTAGCAAAGACCCTTGACGGATGTATGGATGCCCTTGCCTACTCTCATACTGCCTATGATGGCAAATACCCTCCCACGGGCCGTGACCATGCCAGTGTGCTTCGGGCGCAAGGTTTCTTGGAGGCAAATACTCCTGACCCGCTTGTGGTCAGGGCTTGGAAAGAAGGGCTGATGGCATTGCCAGACACCCCCAACTATAAGGGACTAGCATGAAAACATGGGAAGCAATCAAAAACCGAATTCAGGAATCTGGAAAGTCATTTCATGCGAATGACAACATTGCCGAGTTCATCATGCCGGGAGAGATGGAGCGTCTTCAAGACGAGGTCACCCAATCTGTCCAGAACCTTTTGGAAACGCTCATCATCGATACGCAGAATGACCACAATACAAAAGAGACAGCCAAGCGTGTCGCAAAAATGTACCTCAAAGAGGTATTCCATGGGCGCTATACGGAATCCCCGAAAGTCACGGATTTCCCCAACGTCAAAAATCTCGACCAAATCTACACTCTTGGCCCAATTACTATTCGGTCTGCTTGCTCTCATCATTTGGTGCCTATTACTGGTCGTGCTTGGGTTGGTATCTTGCCTTCTGAGAGGGTTATCGGTATTAGCAAGTTTGTGCGCCTCACTAATTGGGTCATGGCTAGGCCGCAAATTCAAGAGGAGGCAACCGTACAACTTGCTGACCTGATTGAAGAACTAATCCAGCCAAAGGGGTTGGCAGTTGTAATAGAAGCAACCCATAATTGCATGACTTGGAGAGGTGTTCGGGAATCGAATACCAAGATGACTTCCTCAGTAATGCGGGGATGTTTCCGTAATGAACCAGAAGCGAGGTCGGAATTTTTCCGTTTAATCAATGACCGTTAAAGCCATTCGATACCACGACATTTCAGTTGGTCACAGGGTTACCAACCATGAGTCTAAATGCCAACATCTTCATGGTCACAACTACCGAGTGCATTTTCACTGTGAGGCCCCAACCCTTGACCAAATTGGCCGGGTGATTGATTTTTCAGTCATCAAATCCACCCTCTGTATGTGGCTGGAAGATAACTGGGACCATCACTTTTTGGTTTATGAACTAGACCCTCTTGCTGCTGCACTTAAAGCCATTGACCCAACGGTCGTTGAGGTTCCGTTCAACCCAACGGCAGAGAACATTGCTATCCATTTGGTAGAAGTCATTGGCCCCAAATTATTGGAAGGCACAGGGGTCACTTTGGTTGAGTGTGTGGTGGAAGAAACCCGAAAGTGTTTTGCTAGTTATTCCAAATGACTGTCCGATACTATTCCTGGGAGAATTTCGATGATGCAATCAGACGAGCCAACCGACCTAACTGTCAATCTTTGGTCCCTGTTTTTCGTGGGGGCCTTGCTTTTGCTCTTGCACTTAGCCACAAGTTCTCCCTACCCATTGTCCACCGCCCTAGCGAAGCCAGCCTGTTCGTCGACGACATCGCTGACTCAGGAGAAACCTATCAAAAGCTCCAAAGAATATACGGCAACATACCAATGGTGGTGCTACTCAAACGAGACACCCTCCAAAATGACCGCATCGAAACAATAGACACTTTCTCAGATGACTGGGTAGTGTTTCCATGGGAAAACAAAGCCAAGGTGGTGCAAGACTATGAGCAATACCGTACCCGTAAACGAAATCTTTGAAACCATTCAGGGCGAGGCCACCTATACAGGAACGCCTTCCATATTCGTAAGGCTTCAAGGTT